CAGCGCAAAACTCAGCGTCCCCGTCTGCGCGACGCGATCCGCCGGCCCCGTCCCGCTGATGCCATACTGCACAGCGATGTCCACCGACGCCCGCGCATCGGCCGTCACCTCCGTCCAATTCACCCCGTCCAGCTTCAAATCAATGTGATAAGTTGCCATCCGCTATCCGCTATCTGCTATCCGCCATCTGCTATCCGCCATCCGCCATCTGCTATCCGCCATCCGCCATCCGCCATTCACGCGCTCGCCTGTATCAACCCATCCCGCACCGCTCGCGCCACGTCGCGCGGCAGCGTCCGCAGTAGCGCCGCCAGCTCGACCAGGCTCGCCTGGTCGCCCCCGCGCGCCTCGCGCCTGGCCGCGCCCACCCCGGCCACCGCCGGCACCTGCGCTCTTGGGAACGCCTCGGCCGGTATCGGCGCGCGCCCCATCCGCATCGCCTCGGACAGCACAAACTCATTCGCGTGCAGGAACCACCAGCCCTTACTCACCAGCCCGCCGTGTTGCATCGGGATATTGCCCCCTCCGCCGCCCCCGCCGCCCCCTCCGCCCCCTCCGCTGCTCCCTCCGCCGCCGCCTCCGCTGCTACCTCCGCCGCCGCCTCCGCCACCTCCACCCGGAATCTGCGGCGCTGGAATGTGCATCCCGCTGATCTGATTGATGGCGTCCACCCACGCCCGGATCATCTCGTTCGCCTTATCCACCGTCAACGACTTCGCATCCTCCGCCGCGTAGACCACTCTATCGAACATGGTCGGTGCGCGCTCGTCAAACAGCGTTTGGATAGTGTCCATCATCGACCCCATGCTGCCGCTCATAGCCTGCCCGGCCTTGTCCAGATCCTGCTGTGTCGTCCAGGCCACCTCCTTGATGCGCGGAATCTCGCCGGTCACCTTGCCGATCGTGTCGTTGAACGAATCAATCAAGCCGTTGATGATCCCAATCGCGCCGTTCACCACACCCTGCAGAAACGTCACGATGCCGTTCCAGATGTTTTCGACCGTCGTTCTCACGCCGTTCCAGAAATTATCCCATCCCATCTGGACGTTGACGCTCAGTGTCAAAAGAATTTGGTTAATCCCGCCCCAAAACGCATTCCACAGCGCCGTGATGCCGTTCCAGATCGTCTCGACGGTCGTCTTGATGCTGTTCCACGCCGTCTCCCAATCGCCCTTTAGAATCGCCATCACCGTATTGATGATGCCCTGGATGACGCCCAACACCGTCTCGACCACCGTCCGTATGCCGTTCCAGGCCATCTCCAGCACGCTCTTAATCGTGTCCGCGTGCGTCTGAATGAAACTGGCGATGCCCTGCAGCACCGGCACAATCGTCGCCCGGATGATGTCCAGCACGCCTTGAATGATGCCCTGAATCCGTTGCCACGCCGATTCGATGAACGTCCGAATCTCCTCACCGTGCTCCTGAACGAACTGCCCGATCGCGCTCAGCACGCCGCCAATGATGGACTGGATCGAATTCCACACCGACGTGGCGATACTCATGATCTGCCCGCCAAACCGCTCCCATAGCTCGCGCGCGCCCGCGACAAAGCCCTCGATGGTTGCTCGGATTGTCTGAATGACAGTCTCGACTACGGCTTGTATCTTCGGCCAGTTACCGGCAAAGAATGCAACGACCTCCCCGACCGCTTGCACGATGCCCCGCAACGGTTCAGGTAGATGCGATAGGAAATCGTTCAGCGTATCGCCGTCATCAACCACAGCCGTAAAGTAGCTCACCAATGTTTTGACAACATCGATGACACCTTGAAACGCCGCGATGATCTGCGGGATGGCCGTCTCGAGTATCGGCCCGATCGCGTCCAGCGCCCCGCCGATGCCATCCATGATCGCCATCCCCAGCGGCGCCAATGCCAGCTCGACCTTGTTCCTCATCTTGGCGAACTTCTCCGGGAAATCCTCCGTCGCCGCCGCCGTGTTCGCGATCGCGCCGTCTGCATTCATCATCGCCTCGACCAGGCCATCCAACGCGAAGCGTCCCTCGCGGATCGCCGCCACCATATCCGGCCCCGCCCGCGCGCCGAAGACCTTCATGCCCAACGCCAACGCCTCCGTTGCATTCGTGTTGTTCTTGATTTGATTGAATGTCTTGAATAGGCTGTCCCTCAGTGTGTTAGCGCCCGCCGCCGAGGCTTTGTAGACAAATTCTCCCTTCGCCATTGCGGCTTGCAGCTTCTCGATCGCCGCCTGGTACTCGCCGATCTTGATCGCGTTCAAGCTCTTTTCCGCTTCGGTCTTCAGTTTCCCCTGCCTGCCCGTCGCCTTCTCCAGATGAACCTGAAGCTCCAGCAGCTTCTTTTGAGCCTCCGCCATGTTCTTAACGCCGCCGCCAATGACCTCGCCTGATTTCGCCTGCTCCTTTGCGAAATGCCCCGCCGCAATGCGCAGGCTGCCCATCACCAGCTCCGTGTTGACACCCTCCTTCTCCCACTTGGCCAGCATCGCCGTGGCTTCGTCGATGCTGAAGCCGAAAGTCCGCATCGGCGCGCCGAACTGTACTATGAGCTGCATCAGCCGGTCGGCGCCGATGCCGGATTTCTGAGTCGCCACAAAGATCGCATCGAGCTTCGCGCTTGCATCCTCCAGCGGCAATCCCCAATCGCCGATCACACGCGCAAATAGCGCAGCATTCGTCGTCGCATCTTCGCCCAGTAGCCGGCTCATCTCGAGCACGTTTCGGCTGATGTCCTGCAGCCACGGCCCGGTCAGGCCCAGCTTACTATTCAGCTCGCCGATCACGTCGCCCGCCGCCTGCGCATCCACCGGGATGCTCTTGAACACTGCGCCGAAGTCGGCCTTCAGCGTTTCCAGCGTGGCCCCCGTCGCGCCCGTCTTCGTGATGATCGAATCGTACGCCGCGTCGATCTTCTGCCCCGACGCCAGCGCCGCCGCGCCGATGCCGATAAAAGCAGCGCCGGCCGTCGCTGCCAGCCCCGCCGCCGCCGAGCCGATATTGCCCAGCACGCCGCGCGTCTTCTTCTCGGCCTTCTCGATCTCCGCCGAGTAGTTTCCAATATCGCCCGTCAGCTTCACCACCAGCGTCGCCAGCGTCGTCATCTTTCATCCTTGTGCGAGGCATCTCCAGATGCCGAATCCGCTATCCGCCATCTGCCATCCGCCATCTGCCATCCGCCATCCGCCATCCGCCATCTGCCATCCGCCATCCGCCATCTGCCATCTGCCATCTGCTATCCGCCATTTGCTATCCGCGAATCCGTCGTTCCTGCGCCGCTCCGATCATCTTCAAGATTGCGATTTGCTCATCCGGCGTCTGCGCTGGGCGCGGCGCAGCGTCGAACTTCGGCATGAAGTCCTCTACCGTGAACGCCTGCGGATGACCACGTGGATCCCGGTTCGCATTCGCGATCACCGAGGCCACGATCGCCGCGCGCAGGTCCGCCCGCTCTTCGCCGAACGGCTCGAGCTGGTAGAAGGCCATCCATTCGGCGAATGCGTGCGACGAAAGCTCGTGCTGCAACTGCGCCACGTCTGCGCGGCCCAGAGCCAGGGCTAATCGGAACCAGAATCGTCGCTCGGGCCGCTCTCGGAGTTTTTTACCAGCTCGTCCACGTCCTGCGCCGAGAGACCGCTCAGCCGCTGCGCCGCCTCGAACACCCGCTCCAGCGCCGCCGCGCTCTTGCGCCCCAGCAGCTCGACATCCGAGTCGCTGAACAGCCGAGTCCCGGCCTCGTCGATGACGCTCAGCGAGACCAGCCGCGCCCGCATATTCGTGAGCGTGTACTTCATCGCCCGGCCGTTAGGGTGCACGATGCTCGATTCGTAGGCGTCGCGCTCGCGCCCGGTCAGCGCCCGCACCAGCACCGCGCCGCCCCACTCCGGCACCTCGACCCGCTCGCGCGCCAGGTCCTGGGCGTTCAGGATTGCATCTCGTGTCAGCAGGTCCATCTCACTCCGTCCAGGTGATCGGGCCGGAAATCTTCAGCGTGATGTCCGCAGAAATCACGCCTGCCACCGGCCCCTTCACGTCGAATTTCGTGATCATCGCCGCGAATGCGGCCTCCGAGAGCGCGGCGTTCGGGAAAATCATCTTCCAGTTCCGGATCGCCCGTGCATTCATCACGCTGAGCAACCCGGTCGTCGCGTCGTGCGTGGCCGCGTCCGGCTGAAACCAGATCGGGAACGACGTCTCGCCCGGGTCGATCAGACCCGGCTTAAACTCGCGCATCGCGCCGGTCGAGTCGTGGCTCGTCACGTCGTTCGTGTCCACCGAAAAGCCCGGCCCCGCGATGTCGCCCACCTCGGCGATCGTCGTGAACGCTTCGGCCGTTCCTGCGCCGTCGCCCATCTTGAGCAAAGTCCCATATCCC